GTGGCGCGCACCGCCGCGGACGTGCGCGACGTGCTCGTCGAGGGCGAGAGCGGGATCCTCGCGATCCACCGGGCCGACGAACGTCCCGCGTGGGAGCCGTCGCGCCGCCGGCTGACGTGGCCGAACGGGGCGATCGCGACGACGTACAGCGCCGAGGAGCCTGACCAGCTGCGCGGCCCGCAGCACGACTCGGCGTGGGCGGACGAGCTCGCGGCGTGGCGCTACCCCGACGCGTGGGATCAGCTCCAGATGGGGCTGCGCTTGGGCCGCGACCCGCGCGTGGTTGTGACCACGACGCCGCGCCCGACGCCGCTCGTTCGGGCGCTCGCGCTCGCGCCGACGACGCACCTGACGCGCGGGCGCACGGCGGACAACGCGCGCAACCTCGCGCCCGGCGTCGTCGCGACGCTGACGGCTCGCTACGGGGCGACGCGGTTGGGGCGGCAGGAGCTCGACGGGGAGATCCTCGACGACGCCCCTGGGGCGCTGTGGCGGCTCGCGATGTTCGACGCCGCGCGCGTCGCCGAAGCGCCGTCCCTGCGGCGCGTGGTCGTGGCCGTCGACCCCGCGGTCACCGCGCACGCGGGCAGCGACGAGACGGGGATCGTGGTCGCGGGGCTCGGCACTGACGGGCGCGTGTACGTCCTCGAGGACGTGAGCGGCACGTACGCCGCCGAGCAGTGGGCGCGCCGCGCCGTCGAGGCGTACCGGCGACACCGCGCCGACCGCATCGTCGCGGAGGTCAACAACGGCGGCGACCTTGTGGCGGCGACGCTGCGCGCGGTCGACCGCACGGTGCCGGTGGTGCAGGTGCGCGCAACGCGCGGGAAGGCGCTGCGCGCCGAGCCCGTTGCGGCGCTGTACGAGCAGGGCCGCGTGAGCCACGTCGGCCTGCTGGCTCGCCTCGAAGACCAGTGCGCGTCGTGGGATCCGACGGGCGACCATCGCTCGCCCGACCGGCTCGACGCGCTGGTGTGGGCGCTGACGGACCTTGTGATCGATCGCGCCGCGCCCCTTGCGTCGCCGCCGCCGACGCTGGTACGGTCGGCGGGCCGACCCGTATGGTGAGCACCGCGACACAAGCCGAGATCGCAGCAGCGCGCGCGACCGCGTCGCGTGTGCCGTTCCTCGCGACGCCGCCGTACAACGACCGCTTCCAGTTTCGCCTCGGAAGCGCGCTCACGCCGCAGGCGCTGACAGCGATCCAGCGGCAAGCGGACATCGGCTACCTCTACCAGTGGATCGACGCGCTCGACGAACTCCGCGAGGCCGACCCGCACTTGCACGCGGAGCTCTTCCGACGCGAGGCGCTCGTCGCTGGCGCGGCGTGGGAGATCCGGCCGCCGAAGGACGCGGGCGAGTTGGGCGCGCGCGTGGCTGACTTCGTCACGAAGACGCTTGAGCAGGTCGACGCTCGCGGCGACATGGCGTTGTCGTTCACCGACCTCCTGCACCATCTGCAGCAGGGCGTGTACTACGGCCGCTCGGTGGCCGAGGTCATCTGGTCGGCCGACGGGCGCGTCCCGACGGCGTTCGAGTTCGTGCACCCGCGCCGCCTGGCATACGCGACCGATTGGCGCATCCACCTGTGGGACGCGACGGGCTCGGGAGCGGGGATCGGCGTGGCGCAGACCGAGGCCGAGCGAGCGTTCGCGCGCTTCCCTGGGGTGCCGCTGGACGTGTTTCCCGAGGGGAAGTTCATCGTGCACCGGCCTCGCGTTCGCGGTGGGTACCCGACGCGCGAGGGGCTCGGCCGCGCCGTGTGTTGGTACTCGCTCTTCAAACGCTTCTCGATGCGCGACTTCCTCGCGCTCGCGGAGTGGGCGGGGCGCGGTCTGCGCGTGGGGCAGTACAACTCGGGCACCGGGCCAGACGCGCCGACGCGCGCCGCGCCCGAGGACGTTGCGGCGCTCCAAGAGGCCCTCGAAGCGATGAGCTCGACGGTGTCGGTGGTGATCCCCGACACGACGAAGCTCGACGTGATGGACGCGCCGAACGTCAACGCGATCCACGAGCGGCTGGTTGCGATCTGCAACAGCGAGATGTCAAAGGCGATCGTGGGGAGCACGCTCGGGAGCGAGGTCGGCGAGTCGGGCGGCAACCGGGCGCTCGGCGAGGTGCACGAGCGCACGACGCTGACGATCGCGCGGCGCGACGCGGAGTCTCTGGCGGCGACGCTGCGTCGCGACCTGATCACGCCGATCGTGGAGCGGGTGTACGGGCGCGGCGCGCCCGTGCCGACGATCTCGTTCGCCGTCGACCCGACGCAAGACCTCGACGCCCTGACGAAGCGCATCGACCTGATGGTGCGTGCGGGTCTGCCGCTCGCGTCCGCGGACGTGCGCAACCTGCTCGGGCTGCCTGACCCGCAGCCCGGCGCGGAGCTGATGGTGCCCCCGTGAAGCGGTACGCGCACATCGACTTCTCGCCGCCGCAGGGCGCTCGCGAGGCTGCGCGTCGGGCGCTGGAGGTACGCGCCGAGAAGCCGCCGTCGCAGCGCGGGATGACGCCCGTCGGCCTGGCGCGCGCCCGCGACCTCGCGAACGGAAAGAGCCTGTCGCCCGAGACCGTTCGGCGCATGAAGGCGTACTTCGACCGCCATCAGGTGGACAAGCGGGGCTCGACGTGGGACGAGCAGGGCAAGGGGTGGCAGGCGTGGCAGGGCTGGGGCGGCGACGCTGGCTACGCCTGGGCGCGCAAGGTCGTGCGTCAGATGGACGCGGCAGACGAGAAGGCAGCGACGATGAGTGACGTGACGACGACGACGATGGCCGACGCCGAGGTGAGCGTGGTGCCCTTCCAGGCGTACCCCTTCGCGGACGGGTCGTGGGACGCCGACGCGGCTGTGGGCCGCCTGCGTGCGTGGTCGGGCGTGGACGCCGAGACGCCGTCGTCCGCGGCGTGGACGAAGTACGCCGAGGGCTTCGCGATCGTGCGCGGCCCGCGCGACAACCTGACCTCGTACATCCTGCCGCACCACGACGTTCGCGACGGCGAGTTGGTGACCGTCCCTGCGGGCGTGAGCGCGGCGATCGGCGCGCTGCACGGCGCTCGCGGCGGCGGCGTGGACGTTCCTGCGGACGTGCGCGACGCGGCGCTGTCGCACTTGGAGAAGCACCGTGCGGCGTGGGAGCAGTCTCGCGCCTCGCGCTGCCCGAGCGTGGCGATCACGATGGCTGCCGAGCCCGTCTCGCGCAGCGCGATCCAGATCGCGCGCCCCGGCGACTTCAAGGGTCACCCGCAGGGCGGCTTCGTGATGGACGGCGAGACCTTCGCTGGCATCATCCGCAACTTCGAGTCGTCGCGGAACCGGCGCGTGCCAGTGGACTACGAGCACGCGACGGAGATGGTCAGCGCTCCTGGGGTGCTGCAGCACGGCGCGCCTGCTGTCGGCTGGGTGACCTCGTTGGAGGTCCGCGGCGACGATCTGTGGGCGACCGTCGAGTGGTGCGACCCGGCCGCGGTGGAGGCGATCCGCAGCGGGCGCTACGCGTACTGCAGCCCCGCGATCGTGTTCGGCGCGATCGACCCCGAGAGTGGCGAGAGCATCGGCGCGCGCCTCACCAGCGTCGCGCTCACGAACCGGCCGTTTCTCGACGGGATGGAGCCGGTCACGGCGCGCGATCCGCGCGCGTCGTCGCTCTCGCCGGAGAGCGTGCATATCCCCGCGGCCGTGAAGGTCGAAAGGACACCGAAGATGGAAGACGAGAAGAAGATGGGCGAGAGCAAGGCGATGACCAAGCTCCGCTCGATGGGCGCGACGTACTGCAACCTCGACGGCCAGGCCGAAGAGATGGCGATCCTCGAAGCGATCGAGAAGATGCTCGAGAAGCTCGAGATGCTCGAGATGGCCGAGAGCGCCGCGATGAGCGACCGCGTGATCGCCGAGGGCCGCGCCCCGGCCACGGCGCGCGACCGCCTCGTGAAGCTCTGCCGCGCCGACCGGGCGACCTTCGAGGCGCTCTACCCCGCGCAGGCCGCTCCCGCGGCCGACGCGCGCCTGATGTCGACCCGCGTCTCGCCGCAGGGCGGGATGCCTGTCGAGCGCGCGCCGCAGGTGGTTCGCCACGCTGACGCCGCCGCCGACCGCGCTGCGAAGCTCATGTCCGCGGCCCCCTCCCTGTCCTACAAGGACGCGCTCCTGCAGGCCTCGCGCGAGCTCCGCGAAGAGGCGCTGGCTCCCCTCAACGCCATCCTCGGAGGCCTCAAGTGACCACCTCTCGTCGCAACATCCAGCTCGTCACGCCCTTCGCCGTCTCGTCGCTCACCGCGGCTGCGGGCGCGGTGCTCGTGCAGGGCGCGTCTGACAACAGCGCCGCGCTCCCGGCCGGCGCTGACCCCGACCCGAAGACCGTCGCGCTGCTCGGTCTGTCGTTCTACGCCGTGACCTCGTCGCAGACCGCGGCCGACGTGGTGACCGCCGGGATCTACCCCGGCGTCGCCGCTGCGTCGATCTCCCGCGGGCAGCTGCTCACGGTCGCCAACACCGCGGGCGGCGTGAAGCCTGCGAACCCCGCGGGCGGCACCAACGTCGCGACGATCGGGTACGCCATGGAGGACGCGTCCTCCGGTGAGCGCGTCGCCATCGACATCCACATCGGCAACCTCCAGGGCTGAACATGAGCAACGTGATCCAGAACATCCAGCACCAGATCCTCGGCGCGCACGGCATGAGCCCGAGCGATGTCGCGCACGTGATGAGCTTGTCGCCGTCGGTCGTCCACATCGACCGCGCGCTGACGAACCTCGTCGCGCAGTACAACAACCGCGAGTACGTCGCCGACCAGTGCCTTCCGGTCGTGTCGGTGAAGCACCGCTCGGACAAGATCTTCGCCTTCCCGGTGAACACGATGCAGGAGGTCAGCGACAGCGCCGTCGCCGGTCCCCGCTCGCAGGTCAACGAGGTCACCTACTCGCTCACGTCGAACCTCACCTACTCGGTGACCGACTACGCGCTGATGGACTTCGTCTCGAACGACGAGATCGCGAACGCCGACGCGCCCCTTCAGCCGAAGATCTACGCGCAGGACATCGTGATGAACTTCCTGATGCTGGCGCGCGAGAAGCGCGTGGCTGACGTGGTGTTCAACGCGAGCAACTACGGCTCGAACACCTCGGCGCTCGCGGGCGCGAACCGCTGGGACACCTCGACCTCCGACCCGATCCAGGCGATCGAGGACGCGATCGAGTCGTGCTTCGTGCGGCCGAACACGCTCGTCCTCGGGGCGCAGGTGTGGATCAAGCTGCGCAACAACCCGAAGGTGCTGCAGTACATCCTCTCGCGCGCGTCGACCACCGCTGGTGACGTTCCGCTGCGCGTCAACGAGCAGCTCTTCGCCGAGGCCTTCGGTCTCGACAACGTGGTGATCGGTCGCGCGAAGTACAACAGCGCCGCCGAGGGCGCTGCGGTGAGCTCGAACTACCTCTGGGGCAAGTCGGCCGCGCTGATCCGCGTGGAGCCCACGCCGTCGCCCCGCGCGACGCGGACCTTCGGGTACACCTTCCGCTTCGGGACCATCGAGACCCGCGAGATCGTGGACAACCTTCGCGGCGTCCGCGGCGGCGTGTTCATCAAGACCTCGCACTCCGACAGCGAGTTCGTGATCGGCGGCGGCGACACCGGCTTCCTCTACACGACGGTGGTGAGCTGATGTCTCGCCGTGACCGTCGGCAGCAGCCCGAGCCATCGGCGCAGCCGCCGACGGTCGCGGAGGTGCCCCGCGCTGCCCCGGAGACGCCCCTTGCGGGCGACGCCGAAGGCGGCGCGGGACTCGCGCCCACTCTGCCTCCCGAGCCCGCCTACCGCGCCCGCGTAGCGATCCGCGCCCGTCCCCTGGGGGATTGGGAGCGGGGCGACACGGTGCCGTCGCGCGCGGCTCTAGCGCTTCTCGCCGACGGCTTCGCGCTCGGGCGTGAGCTCGAACTGGTGGAGGGCTGACGATGGCCGAGCAGACGACGATCGCAACCTCGGCTGACCTCACGGCGCGGCTGTCGACGCAGGTCTACACGCGGCTCTTCGCGAAGAACGGCGGCTCGACGGTCGACACCGTGTTTCGCGACCTGTGCATCGCCGAGGCGAACAGCCTCTTCCGCGCGATGACGCGCGTCGCGTTCGCGCAGGGCGTCTACGCGACGACGGACACGATCGACCCGGCGATCGTCGGGTGCGTGGTCGATCTCGCGTGCGAGATCGCGGCGCGCCGCCACGGGCTGTGGGATGAGCAGGGCAGCTTCGCCGAGCAGGGGCGAAAGGCGCGCGAGCTCATCAAGCAGCTCAACCGCGACGCCGACGCGCGCGCCCCAGGCTCGTCGCAGAGTCCACCGCTCCCGCGGGCGCAGACGCTCAACGTCCAGACGGACATCGGTCGCGACACGAACGTCTGGAACCGCATCGCCGACTACAAGGACACGGGCGGCTTCTGATGGGCGCTCTCGTCGACGCCGCGGAAGCGATGCGCTCTGCCGTCGTGCGCGTGCTGCCCGGCGCGCTGGCCAGTGGCGGGCGCCTGGTGGCGGCGTACGCGAAGGCGAACCACCCGTACACGAACCGCACGTTCCGGCTGCAGACGTACACGGAGTACCAGTTCACCGAGGGGAGCTTCGACGCGGGCTATCGCGTGCGGGTCGACGGCGGGATGTTCTACGGCTCGTACGTCGAGCTTGGCACCTCGCGTAATCGCCCGTACCCCTTCCTCGGCCCCGCGTGGCAGCAGGAGCGTGATACGGTCTCGCAGGTCGTCGCTGCGTCCATGGTCGGCGCGATCGAGCGCCTGCCATGAGCCTCGCCGCCATCGACACAGCCATCCTGACCGCGCTCGTCGCGAAGGTCGCCGTCCCTGCGACGACGACGGCTCCGTTCGCGCTCGCGGGGCGCTACGCCGGACCGGTGACGCGGGAGGGGCTCTCGCGCGTGTGCGGCGGGCAGTTTCCCGCGGTGCTGGTGCGCTTTGACGGCGAGCAGAGCGCGCGCATCGTGAACGTGCTGGCGGACGTGGAAGACCGCGGCGTCGCGACGTGGAGCGTGATCGTCGCGCTTGAAGACCCTCGCGCCATCGACGACGCGATCAACCAGAGCGCCGCTGGAGCCGCGGGCATCCTGCAGTGCCTGGACGTTGCGCTCGGAGCGGTCAACGGGCTCATCGTGACGCCGAGCGGAACGACGTGGCGCGACCGTCCGTTGCGCGCCGCGAGCGCGGTGCCCGAGTTGGTGGACGACGGCGTCTGCTACGCGTACTCGGTGCGGGTCGAAGCGCAGCGCGATCTGCCGCTCGCGGTCAACCCGGACCCGGCTGCCGATCTGCCGCTGCTGAACCCCGTGATCGGGGACGTGAACCTCATCGGCACCGGCCTCGCCGACGCCGTGCAACCCCTCGTTCAATTCGAGTCGGAGCCCAACCCATGAAGCTGTTGATCCAAGCCGTCGAAGGCCGTCAGATGACCCTGCTCGACGCAGCGGGCCGCGTGCTGCGCGGTCGCTTCGCCGGTCGCGACAAGGCGGGCGCGCCGCTCCCTGATGGCGAGCTCGTCGCAGACCACCATCACTACCGCCGCGCGATCTTGCGCGGCGACCTCGCCCTTGTGGCAGAGCAGGAGCAACCGTGACCATCTCAATCCCTGGGCTCGGGTCGTCGCAGAAGACCCCGGCCGTCTACCTCAACGTGATCCTCGGCGGACCCGGCACGAGCGCGGGCGCTGCGCCGGAGAAGATCCTGCTGATGGGCAACCTCATCGGCTCGGCGCTCTCGGGCGCGTCGCCGACGTTCTCCGTCGCGGCGGGCACGATGCCTGTCGCCACGCCGACCTTCTGCGCTTCGGCCAGCGACGCCGTCGCGCTGTGCGGCTCGGGCTCGGAGCTCTCGCGGATGGCGGCTGCGGTCTTCGCGCAGTACCCCGCGGCCAACGTCTACCTCTGCGCCGTCGCGGAGTCCGCGGGCGCGGCGGCCGCGGCGGCTCTGACCGTCGCGACGACCTCGACGGGCGCGGGCACCGTGCGCCTGCGGCTGTGCGAGCAGGTGATCGACGTGGCCGTGGCCTCGGGCGACACCGCGACCGTGATCGCCGCTGCCATCGCGGACGCGATCAACGACGCCGCGTCGCTCCCGTACACCGCGCAGAACGCGGCGGGCGTGGTCACGATCACGGCGAAGCATCCCGGCCCGCGCGGCAACAGCCTGATCGTCGACGCCTACGTGGTGACCTCGGCCTCGCCGGTCGAGCAGCGGGTCACGTCGACCGGCATCACGTCGCCCTTCGCGACGACCTTCCAGTGGACGAGCACGGGCTCGGTCATCGGCGCGGAGTACCCCCTCACGGGCGGCGCGAACGCGGACAACTTCACCAACGCCCTCGCCGCGGTCGCCGCGTCGAAGTACAGCCGGATCGTCGTCGCGGCGAACGACGCCACGAACATCGACCGGCTCGTGACGCACCTCAACAACCTCGCGGCTGTCACGGTGGGTCTGCGGCAGCAGGGCATCGCGGCCACGATCGACACCCTCGCGAACGCCACGACGCTCGCGACCGGGCGCAACGCCTCGCGCCTCCAGGTCGCCTGGCACCACGCCTCGAAGGTGCCCGGCCCCGAGGTCGCGGCGGTGCTCGCGGCGGCGCGGCTCGCGGGCGACACCGCGGTCGGCGGCGTGCTCGGCGGCGAAGCCAGCGACCCGGCGGCGAACCTCGACGGGGTGCAGCTCGCGGTGCTGCTCGCGCAGACCAGCGTCGCCGATCAGCCCACGGCGACGGAGATCGAGTCGGCGCTCAACAACGGCCTCGCGTGCGTGGTCCCGTCGAGCGCGCGCCCCGGCCTCACGGCGCTCTCGCGGAGCATCACCTCGCGGTCGCTCTACCTCGGCGTGCCGAACTACGCGGTGATCGACACCGAGTTCGTCACCGTCTGCGACTACGTCGCCGACGACCTGCAGAGCTCGCTCGCGGTGACCTACCAGGGCTTCAAGCTCGGCGCTGACAGCGCGAACGGCAACCCTCCGCTCGCGCCGAACGTGACGACGCCGTCGCTCGTGCGCAGCTTCATTCTCGACAAGCTCGCGGGCTACGAGGTCCGCGCGATCGTGCGCGACGTGACCGCCAACGCCTCGCTCCTCGCGGTGCAGGCGGACCCGGTGGTGAGCGGCCGACTCAACTGCGAGATCCCGTGCGAGCCGGTGAGCGGGCTGCACATCATCGCTGGCAACGTGCGCCAGCTCGCGAGCCTGTGAGGTAACTGAC